TTAAATCGCTATCTCTTCAGCAAACGTTTTACCTGTTTTCGATAACTCTTCTTTCAAATCCTCAATAATTTCTGCTAGGCTTCCAATTAATAACCATAAGTCTTCTACAGTTGCTTTTCCTTCTTCGAAGATGAACCGAGATTCATCTGGAACCTGCAATCCTTTCCTATATGTCTCATCACTGTAAACCTGTAGCATGAAATTAAGAGTACGAGTTAATAACAATAATCGCGAGTCACCAACACAATATTCATTGTCATCCATGTGATACATTAAAGCTGCAATATCATAGCTACTAAGGCCGATTTTTTTGTCACTGTCTGCTTTAATTGTTTTTAATAGTCTTATAATTTTTTTATAATTATGTAATGTTTTATTATCCTTATCCTCTAATAATTTATTATGATAAAACGGAGTGTTCGCAATACGCTCTTTCTTCTTATAATCTAGAACCATGACCCCTCTGTAATATGATAAGTTTGTCTCGTTATACAGAACTGTATCATACCAATTTGCAGGAACAACATCTACTTTACGCGACAACGATCCTCCTTCTAAACTAATTGATTTTGCTCCGGTGTTATCAACATTTACTGCTGGAAATTCTCTTTTTAAGAGATTATAACTAGCCTCTCTTAGGTTACATAAATCTTTTACTGGGTCCCCTTTATACGGATATTTTGGTTTTAAAGGGCTTTCTAGAGTAAAAAAACCTGCATGTAAAACCAAAATATCAATATCGCTATGCGCTTTTATATGGGTGTTACTAACAACCGATCCCTGATACTCAAAACTAAAATCATACCCTTCATCTTTAAGTTTTGATAACTGATTTACTACTCGCTTACCTTGTTCAAAAGTATTCATTGTATATATTTGATCAACCGGTTCCATTGCCCCAATAATATATTTAATTATTGGACTTTCATTTATTTGCTCAAATGCTTCAGAAAATACATGATTCGGAAATTCATCATACATTTCACTTTGTTCACCCACATAATCAATACTTTTTTTAATAGGCTCTAGGCCTTGCCTTCTTTTTTTGAGTGTATCTAATTTTTTTATATAATCTAAGTTTGCCATTCTTTAGTTCACCCTTTCCAAGTTCATTTTTCCATATGATTTTCTATCCTTTATATTATTGAAATAATACCCTTCTGCTTTTTTATTATCCTCATCAAAAGTTAATACACAAAAACCATCATGTTTTCGCATATCACTATCTGCATATACTTCAGGTGTATTTTCATAGTTATACGATAATCTGTATCCTATTCCCTCAAAATATTTAATAGCTGCCGTAATGCTTTTTGATTTTGAACTACCGCCATTTCCCATCGAAATACAGATTTTATCCCAAGTTTGTATGATTTTTATTTCGCCAGTCCAATCAAATTGCTTTTGCAAATCAATGTTGTTGGATAAACCTATACATTTCCATTCTCCATTTAAATCCGGTATACAAAGAAATTTTTTGCATATTTTAAACTTCCATATATACTTATTAAAAAGAAAATAAATGCTAGTAAACAACAAAGAAAAAGTGATAGATACCCCTACTGCGCCCCAAGAATTTAAGAGAGCCGTTATAGCGTTTGATAGAATATAAGAAAAAACCGCCAATAAAGATATTACAGTTTTCTTTTTACTTTCTAACACGATATAATCATGCATTTTTCACACCTCCTTTTTATACATACTCTACTATTTTACGTATATATTTCCAATAACTCAATAAATCAAATCCTAAAAGTTAATTTAGTCTCTATCTTTACTTGTTATAGCTATATGACTATATACCCCTTCATAATCAAATCATATTTATTTGCTATCTCTTTCAATTTCCTCTCCCTATATGTTGTAACTGTAAAGAAATGAATTACCGGCATTTTTCCATTGTGCTTTTGTCTATAAATCTGCGTAAGTTCTTCATATTTTTTTAGCTTCTCTTCATTCACTTTCATTTTCTGTGAGTGATCTACCTCAACCGCATGGAGTATACCTTCTTCATCACGAAATTTCACATCAGGAATGATTTTCTTTTTCACACCATTTTTTTTATACCGAATTTCTGTTTCAATCTGCCAATCGTCCGGACAAAATAAATGTAACCATGCTTCATTCCGTAATAGTGCATGAGCTAGTTTTCCTCTTGATACAACCTTACCATCATCGCCAAACAAGGCATGCCCTTCTTTATTGAGATAGTACACGTACTCTTTCCCTTGCATCGTCTTACTTAAATACGGCTTCAAATCGCTCATAATTCTATTTGCATTTCGAATACCACCCATATCATGTACACTCATGACATGTCGTCTTGTCGCAAACTGCAACTTCCTAATCGTCGCAAGTATCGCCATCTGACGGTTGATCTTCATGTGACTCTGGATGTTCATGTTTTTCCACCTCATATTCTTTTAGATGTTCCCACATGACCTTGTCATCGATATATGGTACTTGCAGTACAGTGAAGTTTTCCTTCATATATATAGCTCTTCCTGGAATAGATGGTAGTTGCTCTAATCCAGACTGATCAATTACAACTTCTGATGCGGTACGAGTCGGTAAACGGAAACCAAGTTTTGCATTTGCCATCTGTTTGACTACCCTCGGCAATGTGTCTCCAGTCGGATATTGTGTACAGAAGACAATACGAAATCCAAGTGCCCCTCCAACACGCGCAATGTGACTCAGCATGTATTGACACTCTTCCAACATTTTATTATGAGCTCTCGGTAATCCTTTTGCAGGTGCGAGTACTGCACCTTCATCTACTACAATGAAATACCGGTCCTTTTCTTTCGTGTGAACAATATTCTTGATGCCACGTTCTTTCATGTACTTCCCACGCTCATGCATTTTCTCCATTACTTTTAACAACATGCCATGTGCTTGTTCTGATGTTTCTGCAATTTGTTCAACTTGTTTCAGCTTTTTATATTCGCTAAATTCGAGCCCTTCTTCTTTTAAATCAATTAAATAAAAATGTGCATGATCTGGATTTGCTAATGATAAAGAAGCAAACATATTTTTAAGAAAGACTGTTTTCCCCATACGAATTAATCCACCTACAGCCATATGCGGTGTTTCATCAAAATCATGATAAACAATTGTTTCTAGGCTCTGACCAACTGGAATATGCCATTTCCCTTTCCTTACTAAATCCATTGACCATGACCAGTTCTTTGGTATTTCTCTACGGAATACACGAATGTTCAATTTATAATTATCGTACTGAATACGTACTGGTTTATTTAACCCCTCAGAAACAACATCCTCTACCTTTTGAACAATTTTACTCGGCATGCCAAGCGGTAAGGTATATACATAAGTCGTACTACGATCATCATCAATTTGTTTTTGAAACTTTGGATATTGCAATTTCTCTTCGTTATTTCTTTTAATCGCAATACCAGCTACCTCAAAAAACACTTGTATCTTTTTCTTATCATCATTTTTACTTTTGAACTTTTCACCGAATAATGCCACTGTTAAACCTGCAGCTGGAACGAGTAATAATTCAATCATTTTCTCCACTCCCCATATACCCTTATAAAGGGTATATATCCCTTATTTTTGGAAGACTTCCGTACATGCTATATGCTAATGACCTGTAAATGTCCTACAATTCCACATTGGTATTCCCTTATAGAAACGCGAAAAGCACATAACGTAGAAGATATAAGAACGAGCCTGTGAGCGTTGTGTACATGGTCATACGTGGAAGCCAATGTGGAACACTCTGGCCCATTTTCTCTACAACCTTCATCGTAATGACTGACAAGCCAGTTGCCGTCCATACTACTATTGCTTCTCCTACGATTGTCATTTGAATCCCTCTTTTCGAATGAGTTGTAATCCTTTAGATGTCATAACTGGTTGATACTCATTTATTACGTCTCCCCAATCAAGTACTTCATCCTCATCTTCATATAAATCATCCATGATATCATTTGATAAACGGTAATATCCTTTGTACTCACGATTATTAAAAACCTCATGTCTTTCCATGTGGTTCACAACTGCATTCGTCTCTTTCTTGCCATTAGCACCCCTATACATATTTCTCAATTCTTTTGATGGATACAGGTAAGGCGTTTCATTCAAATGTGAATATTGCCAACGCATATGCGCCCTCTCCCCTCTTGATGTCCTTGATTCCACTTGGTATTCCTCGTGGTCTTGATATAGGTATATGACCTAGAAAGAAGGATTTTGCATGTCCAATTGAAAAAATAATAAAAAGGCAAATAATTATTTTTATAAAGGAGGGTTCGTGTTGGAGAGTCGCTTAAAAGAAATACTCGATGAAAGAGGTTTGAAATATGGATTTGTCGCAAAAAAAGCTAATATAACCAACGCAACGATGACAAACCTAATTAAAGGGAGTATCCCGACACTACCTGTTGCTTATCGCATTGCGCGTACATTGGAAATGAAATTAGAAGACATTTGGATTGAGGAAGAAGTAGAATAAGCATCATTTGGACATACTCATACTGAGGTGAATTGCATGATTTGGGCAATAGCATTGCTTTTACTTGTTTTTCTCATCGGTTTTGTCATGAGAGGTCCACACGTAACACCTGAAGAAATTAGGACGCACAGGGTACAGCAAGCTGCAACTCGTAATCATTTAGAAATAATGGATCCAAGAGAATTTGAATATTTTGTAGCTGATGTCTTTCGTACACTTGGTTATAAAGTTCAGGTTACCTCTGGTTCTAATGATGGCGGAAAAGATATCATCCTTTATAAAGGGAATGAAATGAAGTTCGTTGAGGTAAAACGCTATACGAAAAGCTCCATCGGCAGACCGTTTATTCAGAAGCTTCATAGCGCCATTGTGGATGCAGATGCTGTTGGAGGGTATTTCGTTACACTGAGTCATTTCAATAAGAACGCACGAATATACGCTGCGAATAAAAACATTGAGTTAATCGATGGTGATTCTCTTATTAGCATGATGAAGTCATAAACATTTAAAGCTAATTCTATAATAGGATTAGCTTATTTTCCGCTTTTTGTTTTTTAAATTTTCTAAATAATTACAGCGACAATCTGATATACTTGTGTTAAAAAACAAAAGGAGATAAAAAATGGAGACTCGAACAACTGCTGATGGAGAAACTCTTATTATTGAATTAGAGGAAAAGAAAAGTTCTACCGGTAATCAATTAAAAAAATTGATATACTTTTCATTCGGAGTAGTTGGTCTACTTATTTCACTTGCATTATTTGTTACTATCATCGGTATCTTACCCGGAATAGGATTAGCTTTTTTCTCCATTGCTTTTATGTATAAAGCAATGGGAAAACAGATTGTACAATGTCCAAACTGCAATAAAAAGCAGCCAGTAGTACATAAATCTGAGGTGTTTGTTTGTCCCCGTTGCAAAAAACGCACTCTTGTTGAATGGGTAAAATAAAACCGGCTCATATGAGTCGGTTTTATTTAATAGCTATAATATCAATAAAATTAAGCGTAATCTTATTATAAAAAGCATCCGTACAGATAACGGCACTATTTAACGGATCTATATCAATTACTGTCATATAGCTGTTGAGCAAATAACCATCCTCATAATATGTAATTAGTATTTCTTCTTCAGATAACAATGAACATAATAGCTTGTTCTCAATAAGTTCTTGTTCATCCTGGGTTAATGTTGGACGTGACACCTTATTCTTTTCTCTAATAATTTCACGGATACCAACGAACTGTTCCGGCATTGCAGCGAATGGAGTCCATTTAACCATTCCTCTTCCTTTTGGCATATTAGCGTTATTCATGCTTTATGTCCCCCTAACAATGTGTTTCTATATCTTGCTGTAGCACTATTTGTATAAGAAATTCCTCTTAGTATGCTGTTCTTACCAAATCTAGTGCGTATTTCATCCATTACTTTAGTTAGTTTCATTTCTTTTTCTCGTTGTATTACATTATCGAATAGTGAGATTTGTTCTTCGCCTTCATTGATTAAGTTAGTTAAAGAAACATTGATGGATCTAATGGGTTCTCCAGTATAAAATTCATGTAAAAAATATGTACAAATCTTATAAATATCCATTGTTAAATTGGTTGGTCGGTTCATAGTGTGAGTTTTTCTGAAACCACCAGCGTAATTTTTACTGTAACCAATTGAAAAATGAATAGTTTGAGCTAGTTTGTTTTGTCTTCGCATTCGATAACAAACTTCCTCAATATGTTCCAATAGAACAATTGGAAATTCCTCTATGGTGTAATCACGCATGAGTATTTGGCTTTTACCAATTGAAGTTGTTGTTGGGATGTATTTCTCTGATATTCGGCTAAAATCAATGCCATTACTATGTAAGTGTAGTTCTTCGCCAATGACCCCAAAGCTCTGCTTTAAGTATTTAAGTGGATACTGCGCTAAGTCCCCAATGGAATGTATTCCTTTTCGGTTTAACTTCGCTTCTGTCTTACTTGAAATTCCCCAAAACTTACTCAGTGGTCGTATTGGCCATAATTTTATGGGTACATCTTCGTACTTCCAGTATGCTATACAATCTTTCGTTTTCTTTGCTTCCACATCTAAAGCGACCTTACTCATTAAAGGGTTAGGACCAATTCCAATCGTGCATTCAATTCGTGTCTTCGCGTATATTTCACGTTTGAATTTCAATGCGAACTCATAAGGATCGTTAGCAAATAAATGAATGCTATCTGTAATATCCATGAAGAACTCATCAATTGAATATTGGTGAAAATCCTCAATCGGAACGTATTGTAGAGCTAATTTTGTTATGTAGTTTGAGCATTTAATGTATATGCTCATAATCGGATTTACAACAAGAATATCCTTTTGACGCGGGATCTCATATAGCCTTGCCATCTTCTTTACACCCATCGCTTTTAATGGTGGCGTTGCAGCCAAAACAATTGAACCACTTCTATTCACATCACCAACTACTGCTAACTTAGTGCGTAGAGGATCTAACCCCATTTTGATGCACGAAACACTGGCATAGAACGAACGAAGATCTACACATAAAACAATTCGATTGGGCAATATTGAATAGTCATACACTGTCATTTCCTCCTTAAATAACAGAACGTTCGTTCTTATTATATACGAACTAATGTTCTTTTAGAAGGGGTTTTTAAGAAAATATTGGATTAAAAAACCGCATTCTTTTTTATGGAGACTGCTTAAATGATGTCCAATCCTCCCTACTGCTTTTCGCATAGCATGTACTAAAAAGGAGGTACGTACTTAATATGTCAAACTATTATTACGACCGTTCACATAAGTTCTATCGCAAGAAGCGTAAGAAATGTGACTGTGATTGTCATTGTGAACCTCGCTATGAAACGTTAACATCAGGTCCTTTATTCCGTAATGCTGACACTGATTTCATTCAAGTTTCTGCACTTAATCAAACGGACGAACCGCAAACTGTTACTATAGCGGTTCAGAATTATCAAGATACGTGTGATGGTGATGTTTACCCTTCTTATGGATATCTTTGTGGGGAGTTAATAAACGATGATAATGGAGGTTCGGATGATACTGTGCGAAACGGTAACGGTGGATGTATCTATTGCGAGCCTGAAGGAGTAAATCCGTTTATTGGTCCAGTTACATTTACGATTCCACCTCGGCAGTTGTTTAGCGTTAGGGTGTTTAGACCAGGTGATCCGCATCGTCCTGTAGACCCTGTGTACGTGGTTCGGGCGACGATACCAACAGACCCGGCTCAACCGCAAGACCCTTTTCGGCCAGGAGACCCTTACTCGCCAGTTACGATAAACACATGGGGCATTAACTTTTCCGGTGTGATTCAGCAAGGAAATACGGTGTTGAATGCTCAGTTTACGCCAGGTGATCCGCTTTTTCCAACCGAGCCAATTTAATACAGAATAAATAAAAAAAGCCGTCAAATGACGGCTCTTATTTGTTTATAAATCTATTCTTTTATAAACAATCATTAAATAAAACAAAAAGGCTGACACTTTTTGTTTTATTTAAATGAACCCCAACTACTAACACGTTTTCCGTTACTAGTCTCACCACTTGCAATATAACCATAACCATCCGAGCGTTTTTGACGTAACCAAACGTAACCATCTTTCTCATAACCGAATGCATCATACTTTACTTCATCGCCAGCATTCAGTGTAGCAATAACAGGAGCATCAGTGAATGGTTCAGTACGAAGTTTAACAGATGTATTTAATGTTAATACACCGTTTTGTTTTGTGAACCAACTAGAATCATATTGACTAGTTGGGATTGTTTGCTCTACTCCGGTAAACCACTCTAAACCCTTATTTCCAATCAATTCATTCAAATCACACTTCCCGATACCAGGAACATTTCCTGTTTCAGTATACTGCCAAATATCACAAGGATACGCTGGTTTATTACCGCCATATCGTGGGATCCATACAAAGTCATTTTTTACGTTCGCCATACCAAACGGTGCATACATATGATGGCCAACATATAAACCAACTTTCTTAGCTCCTAATCGGTATAACTCATCGATAAACGCCTGTGTACCCGCTCTCATATCATTCATTGTTTTTACTTCTACATCAGCGACCCATACAGTTGCGCTCTTGTCACCGCGACTCCAGAAGTCTTGTGCTTCTTTCTTTGCATCAGCAATGGAAACAAAGCGGCAAAATGCATAGTTACCAAAAGGGATGTTATGCTGCTTCATACTTTGTACATATCCTTTATATAACGGATCTACATAATTTGAACCATCTTGCACACGCGCAATTACAAAATCCAAATACTGTTTTGCTACTGGCCAATTAATGTTACCGTTCCATTTTGAAATATCTACGATTTGTCCCATTATTGATCCTCTCCTTTTTTATCTTGATCAGAAAACCACTTTCCAGCTTTAGGATTAGAAACTACACCAGCAGCAATCAAAATAAACAGGACTATATCTACATACTCTTGATATCTCCCTAAATTAAAGTGAGGAATGGCATCCATTAATACCATTCCTAAAAGAGCAAACAATGAAACCCACAAACCATAATTTTTATACTTATCTGGCATGTTATTTCCTCCGTTTCCTTGTATCAGACCTTTTTATTTTCGCTTCAATTTCACTCGCTACACTCTCAAGTAACCATGTTGGAATCCATTTATCCCAACCGATACGGACACAATTTGCTGTAAAACTATTAAAAATGTGATAAGTCAAACCACCTGTTACCATGTAGAAAAAGAAATCTGGTAGTTTGAAAGCAATATCAAACATATGAGCTAAACACGGCAATAAAAAAAGCACCACAGTACGTGCGATGCCTTCCACTCCATATGAAGATGAATATGAACCATCTAATTTTGAAGCCTTACTTCCGGTAATCCAATCTAATGCAACAACCATCATTAAAATACAGATCCAGATTAAGTTTGTTTTGCCGTATACAAGGCTCAAGAATGTACCGACTCCTCCACTAATTAATGAAGCAAATTTAAACTGTGACGTATTAAAAATATCGATAACATTTAAGCTTTTGAGAATATCATTAACTCGTTCCAATTGTTCACCTCCTTTTGTAAAGACGAGTTTCTAAATCTTTGTTTGCTTTAACGTGCCTGTGCTATCGATACTTATTCTCCAAAAAGAGCCATCATCAGCTTGTAAGACAGGTCCTTTTGTTTTATCACCGAATCGCAAATCTCCATAAACGGTATTATCTGATTCCGTATTCACAAATACTTTTGGGTAATCATCGCCAGTCGTGGCGAAAATTCGATTCACCCGGACAAGAGTGTTTTGGTTATTAGAAAGAGAAATGGTAAAGCGTAGTTTAAATGTATTTGCGGATCTAGCTGCAACATGAATGACATCTGAAGCGTTTCCGTTAATATTTGATAGTTGAACGTATGCACCATTTAAGCTTGTAACACGTTCTATCTTTATATTTTTCGGCGTTTCAGTCCATCCAAACTCAATGCCAACAGATTCTAAGAATTGTAGTGGTTTATCACCAAAATCTATTTCGATAATGGCTGGTTGTTCAGCTGTAGGGTTTGTCCATCGGCAGAACTGCTCCCTTCTCATGCTAAACATGGCCCAAATGTTCCCTGCTGATTTTGGAGCACCTGGCAGGTTTACTTTGTATCGTTTATCGGCAAGCAGCAAAACATCATCTTGATCTCCCACCATGATTTTCTTATTTGGTAATGTTGGTGGGAATGAAATTTCGGGAAGCTCCCGTTGATATTCTGTATAAGGAAGGTACGCTTTTCCACCGTATTTTGTACTCGTCATCATCACACGGCTAATACCGATTTGTTTATTAGCCAAATTACTTCCCCAGCATTTAATCCTGATTTTCGTACACTTATCTGCCATGGCCCAGGGAGCGGATACCGCAATTGCCTGACTTCTATTGTTTTTCGTCCAATGTACGCCAATCCATTGTTTACTTAGTTCATCATATATCTCCATTTCATATCCTTGCGGCTGACTTCCCCATGAACTCATTACAGTAAGAAATGCCGCATATAAGATTGGATCAGAAAACGTATTAATTTCAATTACAATTGGATTTTCATACGTTGCATTCTTTGCATCGAACGTTATACCGCTTTCTGTATCAAACGTAAATATATCCGTTAATTCTCCATCTACAATTGGATGAGTTGATAATTGCGTAACGGTGTACCCTCGTTTATGACCATTCACTAAATAGTCATCCTGATTCCCAATAAAGTTAGGTACATACGGTAAACTAATCGGCAATGCATTGATTCTTTTATCCGATACATAGTTGTTTGGACTTGGGAAACTGTTCATATACCCATTATCAATCCAAGCTTCCGTAATTTCGGCGGCCATCGGACTTACAATCTGATTAAACCTTGCAGACTTCGAAAACTCATACGCTGCTTCTGTAGGCTTTAATTTGTGTATATCCCAACCGAAAATGTCAAAACGATTTGTACCACCTTCGCAGTAAATCAAACGTTTCGTACCTGCTTCTGCTTGGAACTGCACCTGGTCAAACAAGTTCCCACCCACATCGCGTGGTACTTTTGAATCTCCTTCTAAATACAAACCGTACTCAAAATTCATGAGCGTAATTTGGTGGAAAAAGTTCGCATTTACCCAAGCCATATCAGCTTCTTTTGTTATCTTTGGATCCACTCGTAAATGAATGCCCTTCTGCATGTTTGTAATCGTAACGTTGTTGCATTTTACGTTATCGATGTAGGACATTGGCGTTGTGGCTTCCATGAGGATCCCTGTACCTGTCCATCCACTTGTTGCATGTTTACCAAGTATATTAATGTCCTTCAGCATGTGCGTTTGTTCGTAGAACTGAAAAATATCTGTCGCATTAAAATAAATAGCTGCCTTCGTAAATGGCACCTTCATATTTCTCAAATCAATGGTTGCACCTTCCACATATGCTTCTGGCTTCATTTGAATGACATTTATATCCGCCAACGGCTTTAACACAGCATTCGGTGCGAAAATCATTCTTACTCTTGGTGGGACAACGATCGTCTTTAAAATTCCATACACACCATCTGGCACAAAAATTGTTTTAACTTGAGAAGTTTTTGCTTTTTCTAGCATTATGTCAAAAGCAGGACTGTCATTAGAACCATTTGCTTTCGCACCGGTAGGATATATTTGATACAAGATATCACCTCATTTCTAAGCAAAATAAAAAAGCCCACTATTGTGCGCTTAACTCTTTTTTACTGATATGCTCCATATGTTTCGCTTTGTCCTCGTAATGATCCATACACAGTAGGTGCTATATACCGCATATCGTATACAAGTACAAGTTTATTCGTTGCTATTTCAAAAGATTTATATAGGCCACCTGCATCATTTTCCTCTTTCGTATGATAATATTTACCATCCCAAGATACTATTTTTGTTAAATCATAGGATGGTGTTGTTTCGGCAATTAATTTCATGTTCTTATCAAACTCTAAAAGAGTGTTATTACCTAACTCTCTGTAATTTCTGCGGAAGAATGTTTTATCTTTTTCTATACGGATCAAGTAAATTGTATCCCTTTGGTCATTTGTTAATGGTGTCGTATACGTTGTTACTAGCTTTTTACTAGTGTAATCAATGACTAACCTTGTATACGTTTGATTCTGCTTACCTATCAACAAGTCGCCATTTGGATAAAATCCAGCCCTCTGAAAACTACCCTTAATGTTATTTGTACTGATTTCAAATAAAAACTCTAAATTTTTATTATAGAATTTAAATCCTGTTTCATATTGAAGCGCAATGATACCCTTTCTTTGATGGACCTCCATATAACCTTTATTTTGATTTTTCACATTTACAACGCCAGTAATGGATTTTTTATAGTTTCCTTTTTTATCGTACAAAGTCATTGTGTCAGTTGGATAGTTCATGACTACAATATCTCCATTTGGAAATGTTGAGAAATCGCAATTTCCATATAAGGCAGGACTCGTATTTGGTATAAGTGTCGATTCTTGGATTACAGCTACTTTAGTAAAAGTTTTCATATCCACTAGATGTAATTTTAGCAACTTCCTATCTGACTCATATTGTTCAAAAACACCGAGATTAACAAATGGTGCGACAGACATACTAAGAGCTTGTGGTATTAATGTCTGTCCCCCACTGTATACTAACTGTAGATTCTTATCGTATATTCTATGGTCAGGATAAATAAATTGTAAGTCCCACATTCTCTCCTTATTACCAATCCCATGTGGAAATAAATTCTCTGATACTTGTTTATGAGCAAAATGTAAATCTAAATAAGGCACTACTGCAACACCTCGCTTGTCACATCACCATCAGCATCATAAGTAATGACATAAACATCTGTTCCGATTACAGTTATTCCGTTTTCCGCATAAAACGTAATGGTTTGCTTTCTGTAATTCCCGTTTGTATCTTGATCGCTTAATACTGCCTTTCTAGCTAATACACCAGCTTTTGTTTTCCATTCTACTGTTGCGAAAATACCGTTTGCTGTTTTATTAGAACGATACACACTCACTTTAAGCTGCAGATTTTTTAATATATCACCTATTTGTTGTAGTGCCGCTTCAACGGTATCCTCCGTGTAGTAATTTTTCGCATCAGACAAGTTAATATCCGCTGCATTTCTCTTTGGTAATTGTGTAGTAGGTACTTTCCCTTGAGCGTCAAGAGTTGCAATTCCATTAGCTTTACCTATTTTATCTTCCGTATTTTGCTTTAATATTTTAATAGCATCATCTGTATACTTGGCGACTGCTTTTTTTAATTCATCCAAATCACCACTTACCATGACTAAACGATCAATTTCTTGAAATGCCTTTACAAGCACTTCTCTACTAACAAACTCATTCCCAAGAGGTAGTGATAATTTCAACCGATCCGTAATTATAGGCATATTTTTCACAACCTTCCTGACTGTTTATATTTCGCTAGATCATCCCAAGTTAACTGTAATTCTTGTACTTTATCCCATGTCATTTTGTATCCTTCAAACTCATTCCAAGTTGTATACGTAAAGACATAGTTAATATCGATATGAGCTGGCACAATGCTACGCAACGCAAACTGTATATCATTAATATTTGGTGGTATACCAAGCTTACCGACAAAAGAAATATTTATCGTGTAATTCGGGATATCCTGCTGTACATCAACTTCTCCATATTGAAATGACTCTGCAACCTTTTTAATCAAAGGGATTCTCGTTACACCTGCACTACGCTGTTTACTTAATACGACTGATATCCTTTGATTCAGCGGCTTATTTTCATCAACACGAATACTGTATTCTCGTTCCCAATCATCAATACCCCAGGTAGCAGTTTCCACACGCGTTTGCGCTTTTGTATCCTCAAATTCTTGTTCTTCTGATATCTTCTCATCAGCAGCTATTTGCATTAAGCTATTAAATAAATGAGAGCTGCGGTATTCCTTCATGGAATGCTCAAGAAGTTGCTCTACTATCTCATCACGGCGACTCATTTATGATTACCTCGCCTAGCACTGCAATTTGACCTGAAGTGAGAACAACATCTTTCTGTAGCCCATTGATCACCATTTCATTGACCCTCAACGGTTTAAAAACATCAACCACAACTGCTCCAAGCTTTAAATAATTGACAACATAGGACTCTTTTAAAATCGATTGTCTGCTTGCATCATCACGCCAATATGCTTTGTTGCATTCTTTTAAATACTCATTGGCTTCTTTAATGAGGTTCTGCTTATTTTCTTCTGTATTTCCTCCCTGCGATACTTTTACAGTGATATTTATCTTCACAGGTATTGCGGGAACGACAGATACACTGGCTCCAACAGGTGCTTTTCCATCCCCCATTTCCATTGTTGGGTTTAAGACTTGCTGCACTTGTTGAGTCAGTTCTGGTGGAGCAGGAAGAAAGCTATAATCACATAACATGATTTTCACTGTTCCTTTTCCGTTTGCGATTGGAAATACCAATACACCACCAACATTTTTCACACTAAGTGACCAGCGAATATAATCACCAATGTTTCCGCTATTGGAAGACTCTCTTAAATAAGCAAAATAACGGGATCGTAAATCCTCATCACTTTCCGCTTCTTCTCCGCCCGTCATTTTTTCAGGATTTCTCACGCTAGATACACCAAATATCGATTCTCCTAAATCAATCGTACCAATTGCGGTATTTCCAATAATACCAGGCGTAACACATTCGATTTCTACTGTAGCTATTCCATCTGCACCAATCACCGCTTCTTCAAGCTGCTTATACTCTACAATTTTATTATTCAATTCATAACGGATTGATATATACGTAGCACCTTTAATAAGCTTAGTCCCTTCATTACCTTCAACAATCACAGGCCCTCTTGCTTTTCTTGCTGGGTAACGAGTCAGAGGTGTTTTATCTGCCACAACCAAATCTAAATCCATACCAATTGCATATTGAGCAAAGTTTGATTGGTGCCACTTCATGAATTCTTCTCTTCCTGCTTTGCGTTCAATTGCGATTGGTTTTAACACATCATAAATAAAACCACCTTGTCGCTTGTCCCATTTCTTATCGATTTTACTCAACAAACGCTTCATAATATCTTCTTCTGATTCGTTCCACCATGCAGGTATACTCAATACAACACTTCCCTTCTCACAGGGATATTTCCGTAAATGGTATAAACAATGTAAGACGCGACAAATACATCATTCTCATCGCTTTGCCGCTCAATTTCAATGACACTTACATCCACAACCCGTTGATCATAAATCAAACTATCTCGAATCACTTCTTTTAAGCGTAGTATTTTCGCTTCCTCATTTAGTTCCTTATCAATCAGTACATAACGTGCATCAGAACCGTAAGCGTCTGTATAGACACGGTAAGCGTTTCTAGGAACAAGGTGAATTTTCTCAATGAGATTTGCCATGCCAATTTGACCCTCATCTACTTTTACAACTCCATTGCTATCTGATACAAACTCACCTGCTCGGAAATCAAATAATGGTGTTAAATAACCGGTAATTTCCTCACTGTTTTCATCCTGATCAAATGCAGTTTGCAAGTTAATTTCGGGCAACATTCTAGACATACGTGTTCACCACCACCCATATTGCGTCTTTTGTAGGGAATCGGTTCGGAAGTAATAACACATTCATTCCAGCTGGTATCGGCCAGGGGCAAAATGTTTGTGAAGCAGGATATTTAACAGAACTGTCTGCCAATAAAACATATTCAGAACCCGTGTATTTACAAACGGACACCATATCATGCAGCGGTTTCACTACATACTGCCGATCAGTTGGTCTTGTTCCGGCAATACGTTGTACTAGTACCGTTTCGCCTTTTTTAAACTTTGTATATGGCATAACAAAAAATGCACTCGGTAAAGCTTTAGATGAACCGTGTATTTGAATCGTTACATTCGGTTCACCTGTTATGACTTGACCAAGCGCAAACATGCTTTCTTCTTTTTTGTTATTATTTGCTCCCTGTATATGAGTAAATATCCGTTCAGCTGCTCTCACTTCCTCACCTACCCTTCTTCTTTTTGTTTTTCTTCTGGCGGAACATATGCTTTATTTGGTAATGTGGATGTTTTAGCTAAATCGGCGCTCATTTCCACACGATTTTTATATAATTGATAGGATATTTTTCTAATGTAATACCCACCAAGAATTGTTTTTGTAGGGTCTTCTACATACACGTAATCACCTGACCACAAACGAGGTTCATCAATGCTATGAACATGTTTGATTTGCCTTGATACATCAGGTAAAGCAGATAATTTCAATGTAGTATTAGCATGACTTTGAGCAGCTGCTTCAGTTTCTGCTCCATGTTCTTCAGTTGTTGTAAACAGACCGTATTTTTTAATTGATTCGTTATCTACTTGTACAGCCATTATGTTTTTCTCGCGATTGACTACCTTTACACTGTTTTTTATGTTTTCAATAGATACAGTTGTTTCAACTTCGGTCATTCCTGCACCAAGTACCAGAACTTTATTAGGCGGAACCCAATCAAATATCCTTATCCCACCTGGTTCATACCGAAGCCAATACTTCTTTCCGGTCCTCTTCTTACTTTCATAAAGAAAAATGATGTATATCTCATAAATATTTTGAGCATTATTCTTATCCAAATACATGATAGGAAATACAATATCGATGTTTGTCATTTCTTTGATTGGTATCCCATATTGCCCACTAATAGACTGCATCATTTGTGTAGGAGTTCGATTTTGAAATACAAACTCTTCATCTGATTTCACTAAATTAAATAGTGGATCATACGCCGTAATAGAATAATCTCTATTCTTCGCATTTTTATGAGAGCGAACAAATCCTTCAAACCAAATCACATTCCCAGCCTTGATCCGAATCGGTTTTCCTTCAATATCTTCAAATTCTTTTTGATATATCAATTTGATGTCTACTTTTACTGGACCCGACTCATAATCATCATCGAATTGAATCGGAGGGATAACGGCATCTGTTACGTCCATTTTGCCAATTAACACTTGAAGCAATAGAATCCCTCCTAACTCAAATTACTAGCTAATACATATCCGTGAGTATTGCTCATTTGAATGAATAACCATTCTCCCTGCTGATTTCGTACAAGTGTAACCGTATCGCCTTTCTTTACAGTTCCGATAACTTTTCCATTATGAGAGGGTACATCACGTACCGCTATCATATAGGCGTCACCAGTTACTTTTGCGGTTTTTAGTACGTAGTTTTCCATATTGTTTGATGGAGGGCGAATGACTTCACCATTCCCATTTAGAACACCGAGTTTAATATCTCGGTATTCTTTAAACGCAATTGAAAACTCAATATATCCTGGCTTATCCATCCAGTAATCAAATGTTTTTAACAACATTTCCTTTTGATAATTCAGCTCTGTAATGTAAAGAATCACTGGTTCTTCTGCTTTCTTTATTTTTTCAAGTGCAGCTACTGCTTTGTACGGATCATACCGAACTTCTTCGCCATACACCTTATTAAAAGAAAAAAAGGAAGTCCAGGAGACTTCCTCTAATCCAGTTCCATCGGTAAAAGGAATCACACCCCGATGTAATGTTTGTACTTCTGTAATTTGGGTGTCCCCTCCTTTTGGGCCAATACCTGAAGGAGTTACGGGGAAGGTCAGTTTTGCATCCTTCGTTATAATAAAAATCACTGTTCCATCACCCCTAAATTTACATCTGTTCTTACATTGTTTACGTCATCCATTTTGTCCGCTACATAGTTTAGAAATTTATCTGCTAATTCTTTAAATGTATCTTCATCCGCATTCATCGCTCTTGCTGTATCTGCTGAAATTGTCACGTTAAATTCATTTTTTACGTTGCTCTTATTTGAGTTATTTACGCTATTTGATGTATACGACTTGCCTTTCCCGTCAGTTGCAAATGGAATGCTTGATTTCTCAGCTACGCTCTTAGCAGATTGTACAGCCATATCTGCTTTATGAACAATACCAAGTGAAAATCCTTCTGTTACGAATTCCCCCTGCTCAAACATCAAACGAGAAGGAGAGCGAATATCAAAGAATCCAGTTACTGCATTTTTAATACCACTTGCAATATTACCTACTGCATCCCAAGCTGCTGAAGCCATAGAAGAAATACCATTTATTAATCCATTTATGATGTCTTTTCCGATTTGGAACAGATCGATTCCTTTAAACGTGTCAACAATGATATCCCAAATATCAACTGCCGTCTGACAAGCTGCATCGAACGCGGCTTTCCATTCTCCATTGAATAAATGTGAGACAACTTTCACGACGCCCTCAATGATTCGACCGCCAACTTGAACTGCCGTTTTTATTAGCGCGAATGCAATTTCAGTTGCGCCAGACACAATTGGCATTACCGTTTGGAAAAGTCCGGACATAAAATCTAAACAATTTCCAACAATCTTTGCTACAGTATCAAAAACTTTACTTGCAATTGACATGATTTGTGAGCCGTGTTGGGACCAGAAATCAGAAATCGCAGATAGACAAGTACTTACAATTTTCCATAAAACGCCTGCTACCGTGCTAATTGTCGTCCAAATTCCGCGCCACGCCATCGATGCAAAATTCATGATTTGTGAGCCGTGTTGCGACCAGAAATTTGCGATTCCAGTTAGCAAACTACGTACAACGGAACCTACTCCAGTTAGTACCGTACTTACCATTGATCGTAATCCACTGTATGCTGCTACTGCATATTGAACGATTTGCTGACCGTGTTGTGACCAAAAGCGAGTTATACCAGTACCAATTGCACGAACCGTTGACATGACTCCATTCATTCCGTTAGTTACAGCCGTTCTGACACCGTTAATGATTGTAATAGCACTTCGGATTGTTTGTGGTGAAAGTCCAAGAGAACTTAAAATAGATACACCTTTTCCGGTATTTCCACCGAATAAAGCACCGATCCCTTTTGTGAACTGCCCTAAGTTTGTCATTTGTTGTTTGATCTGATTGATAGCATTTTTAATCCCGTTTGTTACAGAAACGATAGTTTTAGTTGCTTCAGGCGTGAATCCTAAACGACTAAGGATAGAAACCCCCTTACCTTCATTCCCTCCAAATATCGCTTTTACACCAGACCAAGCAGTTGTAAGGAATGCTTTTACCTGATTCACTTTCACCATCAAGGAATCAAATGCAGCCTTCACGCCATCTATCGCAGCATAAACGATACTTCTAAAGGTTTCACTATGTGACCAAAGAAGTGCGATTCCTATTGCTATGGCAGCTATAACACCGATTACGGTCAAGGCGGTTCCTGCTACACCTAGTAATGCCCCTGAAGTCATTCCCATCGCGCCAGCTAATAATGCAAAACCTTCAATAATACCTGGTAAGAATCCAAGTAAAATCATAAGAGGTCCACCGATTAGCAAGGTAACTCCTACTAATGCAAGCATGACCGTTAATACCGTTTGTACAGGTCCCGGTAACGCATTAAATGCATCAGTCAGCATACCAAGTCCATCAGCAATTATACGAATCATAGGGATAAGTGCATTACCTACTGAAATCTGCAATGTTTCAAAAGAACCGGACAACTGATTTAATGATCCATTTAAGTTATCTTGCATTTTCTTTGCCGTTTCTTCAGCTGCTCCGCCTGAATCTTTTAATCCTTGCGTAAGCTTTTGCAGTTTATCTGGACCGGCTTCAATTACAGCCAACATACCAGAAACAGCTTCTGTACCGAAAATATTAGATAATGCTGCAGCTTTTTGAGCATTCCCCATTCCTTCAGTCGCTTTTCCAACTTGACCGATAATATCGTGAAACGGAAGCATTTTCCCTGACGAATCTTGAATTGTAATACCCAAATCAGCAAGTGCGGTTCTAGCGGATTTAGGTGGATCAGATAAACGTAATAACGCGGCACGTAATGATGTACCTGCCTGTTCGCCCTTAATACCTGAGTCTGCCATGATACCAGTAGCTGCTGATAATTCCTCCAGGGATATACCAAGCATTTTCGCAACTGGTGCAGCATATTTAAAGCTGTACTGCATGTCCAAGATACCTGCAGCAGACTGATTGGCTGATTGAGAAAGTACATCAGCTATACGAGAGGACTCTTTCGCTTCCATACCAAAAGCATTTAAAGCAGCGGCTACCGTTTCAGAAGTCATAGACATGTCTTCTTGTGCGGCTTCGGAAGCAGCGATAATACCAGGCATTGCACCGATAATATCATTTACCTCGAAGCCAGAAGCGGCTAAGTTCTGCATACCTACTGCCACTTCACTGGCTGACTTTGTAGTGGATGCTCCTAGTTCTTTTGCGGTTTCTGTTAAACTACTCAACTGCCCACCGGTTGCACCAGAAATCGCTCCCACTTTAGCCATTTGCGACTCAAAGTCAGCTGCTACTTTTACACTTGAACCAAGTCCTGCTGCAATGGCTCCACCTGCAATCGTGGCGGCTGCACCTGTTGAAAATAAAGCTCCACTGGCTCGTTCTAACCCTTGCAACATTAAAGCGTTTTGCTCACTAACCCCACCAAATCTTTCACGCAGTCTTTGCATTCTAGCAGCCGCATCATCAATTGGTGCTCTTGCCAATGCAGCGTTCAATTGATTAATTTGAGTGGTTGCTTCTTGCATCTCCCTAGTCAACTGTTCAACTTGCGTTTCCAAAGTATTGACTCGTTGAGCAGATTCTTGCAAATTATTTTCCATCGTTTGCAAGTGTTGTTCTAATTGGTTTACCTGTTGCGCTGATTGTTGGAACTCTTGACGTAGTTGCTGCATTTCATGCTCAAGTTGATTTACCCTTTGCGTAGATTGGCTTAAATCTGTATTTAAATGCTGCAGATTATTACCAAATTGCGTTGTTCCTTGTGCCGATTGGTGTAAATGGTTTGTTAACTGTACAACATTATGATCTAACTGCGATGTACTTTGCGTTGCTTGGTGAAGCGGTACAACATTTGTTCCCTGAAATCGTAATGCAGTATCTAATTCTCTTGCTGCTCTTGCTGTTTGCTCCATGTGTTGCGTCATTTGACGTAACGGAGCAGACATCGCATCCACTAAACTTATCTTACCTGTTACCTGTTTTTCACCCATAAGTCACCGCCCTTCATTATTGGGCCTCGGCAGCTTTTTCATCTATTTCGTCTTGATACAAACAGGACGCAATTAAAAAGACTTTCTTCTTACGGTTCATAAGAAAAAAGTCTTCTGGATCGATATCCTTTTGTTGAAAAAGCCTGTGGGCCCATGAAGCCATAGGGTCGGTTTTAATTAGTTTTTTACTGCATCAATTTCTTCTTCCATTGAATCTTGACCTAAGCCGGATAATTCAACAATAAATTGTGTCGCTTTTACAATACCGCCTAAAGATAAAATTTTCGGTACGATGAATTCAGGGTTTGGTACAGCTGCTCCCACTTTTTTCTGTAATTCTGGTGAACTCCAATTAATATTCGTTTTTGTTTCATCTGTAGCAGCTGCAATCATTAAAGCATTGTATTTCGCTTCGTTCATTTGCTCTAGGGGTGGCATACCTTTCTTTTGAGGGATTTTTGTTGTAGATGTTTTACGAATTTTTTGTTCCACTTCAGCATCTACAGACTTCATAGGTAATTTAAGGTATTTACCATCAATAGTTTGTACTGTGATATCACCACGGACACGATCATCTGTATTAACTGCAAATAAATCATCTAAACTTGCGTATTGAACTTTTGCTAATCCACCATTAATTTCAGTCATAATAAGTATTCCTCCTAGCGTTTTTCACGCGTTATTTTATGTGCAAAGAAAAAAGAGAGGGTGCCCCTCTCTTTACTCAATAATTTCAAAATCATCAAACGTAAACGGAAAATCATCATCAACAAGGTCTTTTACTTTAAATCCAAGTAAAGTTACCTCATCAAAGCTCACACCTTTAAAGGCCACTTTCATATTTGCACCCTGCGCCATTTCATCAGGATCATGATAGTCTCCAATCAAAGTGAATGTTTGGTCAGGATTTTTTAGAATGCGTATCGCTAAAGCTTTTGCATCTTCATTGTGATACATTTTTAATTTCCCTGAACCATTGCCACCCATAATGCGATTTCCATCTAAGAAAGCATTTGCGCGTTCTACTTTCTTTTTATCGAACTTAATTTTACCTTCAAATTCTGATACTCCTGCCCATTGCTCTCCAGTATCATCATATACTGCACCGTACTTTCCTCGGACAATACTTCTAGGGTTTACGACCGGTAAATTGTTATCATACAAAGACATCTAGCAGACCTCCTTAGGATACTTTGTTTTTGTTGTACACTTTTTCAATCGCATCAACGATTGTGTACTCAGTGATAAAGAACGCTTCATCTTTATACACTGGCTTGCCAAGGTCTTGCGTGTGGCGTGGATCTTCATAGCAATTAAATGAGCCTAATTCAATGACTTCTTCCTGCGCCAATCTTTCTAATAGCTCATCTTTAATTGCTTGAGCTGCAGCAATACGTTTCGCTTGTGTGTTCGCTTTTGAAATGTATCGGTTAAAGATGACTTCTTGTGCATTCGTAATGTAATCAATACCGAGTACGACTTTCACCTTTTGCAGTGTACGAATAGTTGCAGCCGGATCAGACTCTTCCGACATACCAATTACTGCATCAAGATTTTTCAGTGTCGTCATTGTATTAACTGGCGTATTAAATCGTACTTTTTTACCTTCCTGGAAGAATACGATATTACCAGTAGCAATACGCCCTTTTGTTTCCTCAACAGAAAGTTTCTCAACCCAAGTAAACGGCGTTGCTTTCTGTGCCACACTCTCATTAAGTGGGCATGATAAAAGAGCTGCAGCCATATATACTGCAACTTCTTGTGGCGTATATAAACGGGTATCAATTTTAGCCTTTTGTACACAGTTCGCGATACCGTAATAATCAATATCTGTCGAACCTTCACCTGCAGTATAACCGGTGATTAATCGACCAGCTACGCGAGAAGTTTGAACAAATTGTACTAACATTGTTTTTAATGCTGCATCTGTTATGCCATCAAATACAATCCCGTCAAACACTTCTGCTTTTGCTAGGTTTAAAAAGTCACTGTAGTTTTCTGCCTTTACTACTTCACCACTATTACCACCAGCAAGAGGGATATTATTCGCATCCCCAACTGTTGTTTCTGTTTTCCCATCAATTTTTGAAATGGTGATATAAGAACTGAACTTTGTTTTCGTAATTAGCTCATCGATCGTAGCAAAGCTAACTCGATCCAACTCAATCGTACCTTCAGTTAGAATCAATTGTTTTACTCCTGCTTCACCTAACTGTGGACGAACAGTTACTTTAAAACCGTTTCCACGAGTACCTGCATACTTCGCAGTAACATTAACTGTATCCAGTGCAACTGTTGCCTTTTTCGCACTAGCAGTTGCTAAACGCATGACTTTTAATGTTTTTAGCTTTGTTTTACGTGCTAAATCCACTAAATGTGCTGTTTGTCCAAAGAATGGATTATCATCAAATGAATTTAATTCGACCATTACATTCTCAGGACCCCAATCAGCTTTAATTGGCATGATTAACGTACCACGAGCCGTATTATCAACTGCACCTTTTACAGTAAGCTCTGCATAAGAATAAAAGCCTGTTTCCAGTTCGTGTTTCCCATCTTTAAACGGTTTAGCCATGCTACTTCACCTCTCTATTTAAAAATGCAGTAATTTTCTTTTGTGCTGTATTCACATCTATTTCTTCTAAATCAGAAAGAGCAGCACCAGCAACATAATTTGGAACATGAAATAACTCTTCTGCTTTCTCAACTACCTCTTTTACCGGGTACAGAACAACAGGTGCAGCTTGTTTTTCTTCTTTACTTGCCATTACAGCCACCTCATTTCTCACTTAATCTGATGATGTTATGAACTTTACGCAGGATTTCATGTTGTTCAACAAGCTCAATGAAACGCTCGCCTTTTATAGTAAAGGTCCACACATCAATATCAGCTTCTTTTATTTCAAACTCAACATCCTCTAAACGAGCTTTTGTTGGGTTGTAGTTCTCATCTACTAGCGGAATGTCATACCGACACCGCATTAATGCATCTTGCAACTTCGCCTGAAATTGAAGTGCTAAAGTTTCTGGTGTTTCTTTATCCAGGAACAATGTACCGTGGATCAGTGGTCTGTAACGATGAAAGCCAACTGAATCCTGATACGGTTTACCTACTGGCGTTTGTAAATAGAAAAAAGGAGGCTCTGTTTCCTGCCTCCTTCTTGTCGTATATCCTTTTATGCCAGTGGTAGATTGAATGAATTTTAGTACACTAGTTACATCACACGAAACCAAGTTCATTCATAACCTCTCCCACTCTGTCTTCAAGCCAGCGCAATGCTTCCGGCTCAAATTCATGCCAAGAGTCTTCTAACATGTGAGCACCTTCTACCCATTTCCCTGCTTGTTTAGCGGTTTCTCGGCTCATTCCACTATGCCTTGTACGATGCCCTGCTTCCACGTATTCGGCGTAGAATAGGTTTGAACCAACAACAATTTCGATTCCTTCTCCCATACCTACTTTCAAGAAAACGGAACCGTCACCATTTACACCTGCACCGGCAGATAAGAAAGAGTTTCGCAATGCTCCTTTATCAACTGGCGTTTTCTCTGCCACCATTGACATTAATTGTAGCGCTAATGCTTCTGCCCACAATTCAAGCATTTTTGGTAATCTTCCTTGTATAACGCTTTTCATTTGGTGCATCCATTCATCGAATCCCTCGAGAACAAATCCACCTTCCATACCACCACTCATACCGTCACCTCACCTTTTAGGTCAATCTCAAAATGATGAATACCTAACCGGTCAGTTACTGGATATGGATGTGAAGCGATATAGCGGCCTAAAACATATTTTGTCTTCGGTTCGTATATATCGATTGTATCTCCTGCTTTTATGTCAGGATAAAGCGTGTGAATGAAGACGACATTATCAATTTCGACTCTGCCTATTACTTCATTCACTTTGCTTTGGTTTTTCTTAACAAGAGCGCACGGCTGATCAGTAGCAATTTCTTTTAATACTTGCTTACTGTCGTACTCGCTCCCATCAGAAACAATACGAGAAATAGTCATTCGGTGAAATAGTATCGATTCATATCTACTCAAAAGAAAAACACCCCTGATTCGTTCCCTGTTTGCATGTATGGTTCAAGTAGATCCATTGCAAGGCCACGATAGGATGTACCTTTATCAGCAAATGTTTCTTTGTAATCAGAACGCTCAATACTCTTCACCTGTTGCGGTTCTTTCTCGTCTTTCACAAGATAACACACGGCAAGTTTGATATCATCAGGGACTTGCTCATCTATTTTCTTCACTTTTGAGCGCACAAAAATAGAAGCTCGTAACAATGCGGCTTCCAGATCACTCACGTTATTTAGTTCAGCAAATAAGCTTTTCGCTTCATCTGCTGTGATTAAACTTTTCATCACACATCAATTTGCATTACGCCTGATGGATAGTTTAACTCAGGGAATGCAGCTTTTCCGATTTCTACGAATTCATCATCTGTATTTTCATCTTCCCATGTTTTTACGTATACGCCCGGTTGCCCTTTTTTCGCTTTCGTAGGACCTTCCACTGTAGATCCGAGTGTTTTCTGACCATCGATACCTAAGAAAACAATTCGATTTTCAGGTAAGTAACGTTCTGTCTTTCCGTTTTCAAACGTGATTTCTAAATCATTCATTACAATCGTTGGGATTTTCCAATTCTTTAGATATACTGCTAATTCATCTGGCGTTACTACACCGCCTGCAATCCCTTTAATTTGAGCGACAATCGCCTTAGACTGCAACATATCAAAGTAAGAAGTATAGGACATATGGAGTTCTTGAGGTAAACGTCCAGCGTTCGCCTTTTTGAATTTCTCCATCATATCAATTAAGTCCTTAACGGGATTGGAGTTATCATGGTCGCTCCATTTTGTTGATACTTTTACAGCTTTCGGAACATCGAATGGTAAGTCTACTGTGAATCCCTCGATATTATAATCGATTTTACCTTTATATAGGATTGAAGTACGTAGATACTCTTCTGATGCTTCTACACCCATTTTAAGGTTATCGATATGATCAAAAGCTTTATCGATTACTTGTTGACGCTCTTTATCGTGACGAGGATTCATAATTGTTAGGGCATCTCTTTCATCAAATCGATATTTATGATTGAATTTAGAGACTTCAGCAATCACACGTGATAATCCTTGTTTATCTCGTAGTGGAGCAGGCGTACCAAACTCACTAAAATTCGCCGCAACTACATTATGTTTCCCGTAAATATCAACTGCGAAATCTAAAGAATAGATTTGTTTATCTCGTGGTAAAAACTTCATTGTTGTTGAAGTAAACGGAATTTCTAATGCTTCAACATAACCAATTAATGTTTCGCGCTTAAATTCATCTAATTGTAGAAATGTTCCCATTCAAATTCACTCTCCTTATCGAATATCAAGCATTTTTGCTTTTGCTTTAAACTCTGCTGTAATTGCAGGGCATTTTGCTTCTTTCACATAACCACCAACAAGCCCTACTCCTTGCACATCATTTTCTCCAATGCGGATATCACGTAATAGTAATGATACTTGCTCTGTAGTAGCTGCATCCTTCGTTTTATCAAATGGACGCGTCTTCTTAGATGTAGCATCAAATACTAGTGATGTACCAGCAGGAATAACACCTGGTGTAAATGCTTTGCAATCTAATGTAACCGTGATTTTTTTGGCCCCAACAATATCACGTAAAATTTCTTTACCAGCAACAATCGTTTCGCTACGTGGATATAGATTCAATTCGCTTCACTCCTTAATTTTTTTGACTACGTTTCTTCGCTAATTCTGCCCCTAAATCGTAGTCCGTTTTAGATGCAGGTGGAGTTCCACCGCCTGGCGCAGTACTTCCTGGTCTTTGTTGCCCACCACCTCCTTGACCGCCTGGTGCTACTTCTTCACTTGCAAACAGGAATGGTTTTTCTGCTTTTACCTGTTCGATCGCTTCTTTCATATTTGTGATTTCACCAGTATCAGGGTCAGTCGTTAATAATGGTTGAACTGCAGTAAAAAGGAGATCTGCATCATGCGGTTTGTGTCCAATAGAAGCTTTAACAAACGCAAGTTCAGTCTCCAATGATTTATTTTTAGTTGTAAGTGTTTCGTTTGAAGCTCGTAACGTTGCATCTGCTTCTTCTTTACCATTTACAGCAGCTAATTTATCTTGCAAATCCTTTAATGATTCAACACCTAATTGCTTATACATATCTAATTTCGCTTGTCTTTTTGCTTCTTTCGTTGCATCAGAAAGCTGTGTATCCAGTTGCACCTGCGTATATGTCACAGGTGGGTCATTCGGCGGATCTGTTGGTGGTGGGTCTTGTGGTGGGTCAGCTGGCGGATTCGGGTCCGAAAAGTATTGGAAGTTTCCTAAACGTAATCTAAATGTTGGCTTTACTTTTTCATGTAATTTCATCATTCTTCACTCTCCTGTTTTTTGTACTGCCTACTATAACTAGTAGCAGAATCAAGCCCTTGTTCTTTTGCATATTCTTCAAAGTTCTTCGCATCTGTACGATACGTTTTACCTGTACTCATGCTTCTTGCAGCACGTTGACGGTTTGCATTATTGAACCCTCGTATAACTGCTACAAATGTCCTTCTGCAATTTGGATGTTCTGTAGCTGGTATCTTACTCGCTTCTTCTACCGAAAACTCTCTACCATCCATTGCCTGGCATTTTTTGCACGTTCTGTTATCCAATGTTTCAAGTACCTTCATAGCTTTGAGTAAGTCCATCCCCATCTCATTACTACGCTTATCAAAATCAGTCATGTATTCTTTCTTCGCTTCATTACTAGCAGTTATAATTTCAGAACGTACAAGTCGTTCACTCTTATATGCTTCTTGACCAATACGCTTCTGTAATATAACTGTAGTTGTACGGAAGCTCTCACCACGTTGCATAGAATTAACTAAAGTTGTACGTAAATGCTCTTTAAAGTTCTCTGTTTGCCCCCACAAATTATCCGAAAAGTGACCGTGACCCCAATCCTTTTCGACCAGTATTTTAATAGCGCGTTCTGGTATGACTGGCGGAACAACAATGTATCCTTGTATATGAGCAGCGGTAATATAAGAAGCAAAAGCATAATCAACAACGCCTACCGTTTTTATAGAATTTGTAATTATGCCTGTTGCTTCTTCATTTATACGATCAATACTCATTTCCATCTGCCTTAGAATCGCTTCTAAATCTTTTCCTCTTCTGATTTCGTCCCAATCCCATTTATCTTCTGGTGATCCTAGGCTCGTTCTTGTGTAAAGATAGGAAAGCTCCTTATTTATGTCTTGCAAGAACTCTGCATACACTTCAAGCAGTACACGGATACGCTCATCTTTAAAATGAATCAGCTTCTTTTGCTGTTCTATTGCCATTTTCTGAAGCTTTTTCAGTTCTTCATGATTCATAGCTCATCATCCGTCTTATCGCTCTCCTGCATACGTTTATCACGGTTTGCGATGTGGTTTTCTATATTGGTTAAATCCACTTCTTTCTTCTCTGCTGCTTCTTTTTCTTTACGCTTCAATTCCTCTTGTACATCTTCTACAAATGGAAGCAGCTGAAGCAGCGTGAATTCAGATAATTCCACATTACCAAGCTTCATAATCATTTCTACAAGCTCTTTCACGTTTTGCGGTTTATTACGATGGATTTCCCACCAGATCCACTTGTGATTGTATAAATCGTTATGCTCATTTCGTGGGTTCAATGTTTCTTTTAACGCTTCTGCTGGATTTTCATTACCATTCTCAATTAATTTCTGTGCATTTAACATTAAAGTAATGATCATAAACTTGCGTCTAATGTATCGCAGCAGGTATATTTCCTTCTCATTCACTTGCAAATCAAGTGGAGCGTATAATTGCTCTATTGCAACGCCGGATAAATCTCCAAGTGCTTCCTGCTTATATATTTTAGGTAGTTGAGAAGTTTCAAAGATTGAATCAATAATAGTTTTCGCTTGCCATTCAATCGGTTCATTCTTCATATCGGCAATTAGATAAGAAGCATCGGCTTGTTCTCCCGGTTCTCCTTTTATACTAATCGCTCGAGCTTTACGCATTTTGATTCCTTCTTCTGGTTCAACTTTAACCCCTTTAAACAATAAATATGGGTCGCAGAATACATCCAAACGGTTTGAGTTATCCGATATCAATCGTGCTAACTCTTCAAGTTGTGAAATGATATCATCCGATAAATTACTTGGGCCATACTGAATCATTCCACCTCTTGGTTTCGCGAATTCTCCATTTTGAAAATACGCAGCAGGTACAACCGGGATAGAATGTGGCATCGGATTTATTTTATAATCACTATTCAATGTAAACGTACCGTTCTCATTAATTAAATACGTTACTGTTGCATCATCGTATACTTCTACATGCTCAATTTCTTCATCGCCAACTTTGGTTTTGTAACGATGAATAGCAGCAAGCATGTCCCCTTTGTGGTCAAATACAGGGAAGCATTCATTGATTGGATAGGATTTGTACTTAACCTCGCCCATCGCATCAAAATAAAAAAGGACTGTCGCAGCACCTGCAATCAATCCGCGTTTCGTATTCAAATAATCAATCGCATGGTCATCGTTTTCTTCTAGTACATACTTTAATTCATCCCTAAATTGCTCAACTACTTCTTTACTTACTCCTTTGTCAATCACTGTATCTGGCACGTCATAACTTACTGGTTTCCCTAACATATAAGAAGTAGGCATACCGCATATAAGCTTGGAGTAATTGACTACAATTCGATGATTTGGATCATCTGCTCGTTTCGGTTTTCTCTCTAAAATATCAAAGTCACCATCAAACACCTTCTGCCTTTTTTCAACGTCTAGCAAAAGTTTATCGTGCTCTTTTAAGATTTCATTCAGCAATTCCCAATCCTTCTTCTTTAGCTTTTCTGTATAATTCTCCTGCACACTCACACCTCCTTTTCGTTTAAAAAGGGTGCGGAACCACTCTTTTAAGCGTTCAAACATAACGCACCTCCTAAAATACACGGTCAAATGCACTCGCGTGACTCAGTTCTTTCAAGTCAGATACTTCATACCCATCTAAGCCATACCAGATAGCAGAGAAAGTATGTGGATCTATATTAAATTCATCCAAGATGATATTTCCGTTTTTATCTTTTTTGTATGTTAAATTCTTCAGTTCACGTCTCATATTCGGGCAAGCAGTGGAGCAGAATATTTTCTTGAATCGCTTTACCTTCTTGGTATTTGCTAATCGTGAGCCTTGGAATTTCTTAGCTCCGCTCATTTCAAATCCTTTTTGCCTGAAGTACGCGATTGTCTTCGGCTCTGCACTATCCGCTTTAATCTGTTCGCCTGATTCTTTAAATTCAATTAAATCTTTTGCAGTTTGTGGATCCGTCTGCTTATTCTTGTAATACTCCCAATACAAGTAGAGATACTTTTTCTCATGGTCGATTGCCATACGTACCACTGCGTTATAGGATGTTTCAAAACCGAAGTCCATACCAACACGTAGCATCAACTTGCGCTGATTTTTGATGATGTCATCCATCTTTTCAGCATCCATCATTTCGAACTGCGGTAATACTTTGACACCATTCACACCGAACTTCCCGTATCTTGCAACGCGGTGCAGGTCGGGGTCATACTCCTTCGTTTCATCCAGTTCATCGATGTACGACTGCGGCAAGAATAAATTATCATCCGCCGTACTGTGATGGTAATACGTATCTTTCACAACAACCGTTTGCTTTTCGTAAAGGTCCTCATCATCTAACACAATTCGCTCATTCGCTTCATCCTTAAAGAAATGCAAATAGACCCAGTTATCCACGCTAACAGGGTTTGTCGAGAGAATCATGTGTAGTTTTAATGATGGATGACGCATACGTTTCTTTACTTCTTTAAAGCCCTCATATTTGATTTCTGATGCTTCTTCTAGCCACACCATCGATACATTATGAACAGACTTTATTTTTTCTGGCTTATCCATACCACGGAAAATGATGACACTTCCGTTCGGAAATTTGATTTTCATTGGTGATTCAGTCACTCGAATAGAATCCGATAAACCTAAATCCTCAATGATATCTTTAAAAAGAGCGAAGCAGCTCTCTTTAAATGTCTCGTATACTTCACGTATCACAAG